ATGATTTATATGGAAATGGAAAAGGTAAACTTGCACTACCATTTAAAAATTTGTTAAAATTTGATCCTAATTTTGGACCATCTGAAAAACAAGTTCAAGGAGATTGTGTTTCACATTCTACACGAAATGCTGTAGATGTAACACGTTCATGCGAAATAATAAATGGGGAACGTGAAGAATTTATAGCAAGAGGGGCTGTAGAAGGAATCTATGGCTCCAGAGGTCATGGTGGAGAAGGAATGTCATGTTCTGTAGCTGCACGATTTGTTAATAAAGTAGGTGGATTGTTAATACGCAAACAATACGGAGACATAGATTTATCTACATATTCTAGCATTGGTGGCAAGTGGGGTAGAACTGGAATTCCACAAGAGCTAATTAATGAAGCAAAAAAGAATCCAGTTAAAACAATCTCACTCATTAGCACAATAGAACAAGCAAGAGATGCTATTGCTAATGGTTATGGTATTAGTGTATGTTCTATGTCTGGCTTTTCTAGTCGCAGAGATAAGCATGGTATAGCTTCACGCTCTGGGTCTTGGGCGCACGCGATGGCTTGGGTAGGAATGGACGATACTCATGAGATTTACAAAGAAACTTTATTCTTGGTACAAAATTCTTGGGGAATTTGGAATAATGGCCCTAAAAGACATGATCAACCAGATGGAAGTTTTTGGATTAGAGAAAAAGATGCAGCAGAAATGCTTTCCGGTAATGGTTCTTGGGTATTTAGTGATGTGGATGGCTTTCCACCAAGAAAAGTAAACTGGACAATAGACAAAATTTTCTAAAAGGGGTATATATGCCAATAACAACTACAGACGTTTGTACAAACATAGTGACAAATAAAGAAATTAGTAATAATGGAAGTATTATAGTATCATGTTTACCAACAGGTTCTTATAAAAAAATAGATTCAGTTTTTGAAACCAATGTAATGTACAATACTTTAGAAAATAAATTCACCAACAGGTTCGATGATGTTACTTATTACACTCTTGGTAACACTACTATAATCGGAGCATAATTAGGAGATAAAATGGGTATAACAAATTTTGAAGGTTTTGAGGGATATTCATCATACAAAGATGTTGCTAGAACACTTAATATGCCTTCTGGAAATTTATTTCCAGGCTCTGCAACCCCACCTATATCTTTGCAAAATTCTACGTTGCTATATGGAAACAATATCAAAAATAAAAATGATCTTCCTAATTTAAAATTTATCAAAATTGATACAGTAAGCGCTAGTTCATTTGGTGGTAATCCTGCATCTATAAATGGTAGATATTTTTCTCCCTTGGTAAACATTCCATTTAACAAAAATATTGAACATGGTATTGTTGGTTTTTCTATTTTGCCATCTATTCCAAACGGCGGCTCTTATGGGGCATTAGGTGACGAAATGCAATTCTCGCCAATAGCATTGATAGCGGACAGTGAATATAGTCCATCTCTAGTTGTTTCTTTAAATAGTAGTGGGCAAGTTATATTATCTCACTATAAATCTCATAGATCTTTTCGAACTAATGAGTCTAACCATGAATCTAGCGTTAACGGAACTATTGGGGTAACTATATTCAACTCTTCATACCAATATTATTCTATGAGTTTTGATCGAAATGGAGATTTACAAGAAGCACCACTTTTAAATATGGCTTCAAATAATATAAATGATACAAATTATCTAAGTTTAATAGCACCACCCTTAATAGTAACCCCTAATAAAAATAATAGAGTATATTTTAATTATTGGAATTATATAGAAATTGAATTTGACTTAAGAAATAATAGAGAACAATTTAAGATTAGAATTAATAGAAACGAAACTAGTAGAAAGATAGATGGATCTTTTGGGCCATTTAATCCTGGACTTCCATTAGTTTCTGGTGTAAGTCAAAGTGGAACATTAACTAATCCAGCTGTTGCTAGTAACGGTTCAAGCTTTACAGTCTTACAGGATGGAAATATAAAAGTTGTAACTGCTTCATCTGATAGTAGATTTTCAAAATTTAAAATTAATAATATTGAGTATAATAACTCGTTTGGTGGTGGATATGATTACTTAACTGTTAATATTCCAGTAAGAAAAAATACTATAGTAACTTCATTCCCCGGCAATGAAGATAATGGATTCGATATAAACGCAGTTGTAACAAAATACACACCAAGGAGTAGAAGTCTATCAAATATTGCTTTTGGGCAATTGAAATTTTATGGCATTTCTCCATTTACGACACAATATTCTACACTCATAGATGACATATACATTATAGATTGTGAAGATGGATTATCTCCTTCTGGATTTTTAGGTCCAATTGCTTGTAGAAAAACAAATTTTGATACGACAGTAACAAATACTGCTGGAAGTGGCACTTTAGTTCAAGCTTCAGAAACATTTGCTGGAACTACAAGTTTACTTGATTCTATTATTTTTGATCGCTTAGAACAAAGCGGTGTATTTAGAAACACATCATTCTCATCATCCGAAAGTGGGATTAAAGAAGAAGTAATTGCTATTCAAAATACTACATATGGATTTTCTATAAACGCAAATGATTATGTGGAATATTCTGTATTACAACAAGGTAGTGGCTTACCGTTGAGAAGCGGTGTTCTAGGTACTAATAGAGTTGATGGCGGTTTAATATTCAGCCCAATATATACAACTCTACCAAACGGCGTTGCTCTTAGCGGTCTGACAAGCGATTCTGGAATACAAGAACTACAATATTTATTTATTGCAAAATCAAACGAGGACAAATAATGAAAAAAAAAGATATATTGCTATTTTCTCTCATAGGCATCAGTTTAATATTTTCATGTTTTAATATGACTTTGCAAGATCGCACTTGCTATAATCTTGAAACAAAAGATATTACTGATATGTACAAAAACTATGTAGAAGATTGGAAGCTACAATCCAAAAAGGCTTTCGATGAGGCAGAAGCTAAAATATTTATTGTACCTAAACCTCCAGTAGTTGTAATACCTATGGAAGATCCAGATCCAGCAAAATGTATTTGTAAGGGTACGGGTATAATAGTACATGGAGACGGTCATAAAACCCCATGTCAATATCATGGAGTAAACAAACAAATACTCAAGGAAAAAGATTTAAAATTTAAGCCACTTATAATATTGGAGAACAAATGAATATTGATAATGTTTTAAGAACTGTTGCTGTTTTAGCTGCCATATTATTGATGCTATCAAGCATGAACTTAACGTCTGCATACCAATTTTTATCACAAAAACTAAAGGGTAAAACAGACACTTTTATTGAAATTGTTAATTTATGGCATATCCTAAGAGATAAGTGCGAACAAGCAAATTTAAAAGATGCGGTAATAAAGCTAGATGAGACTTTTCCACTGTTGAATAAAGAGGAAGAAAATGTATAAGAATCTCATTGCATTAGTGCTTATTTTGTATGCTCTTTTTGGGGGTGGATTGTCAGACGTTTTAAAGAACATCATACCAAAACCATCACCAGAGCCAAAGCCTGTAGCAATACTAAATATAGATAGGCCAACTGATAGTATTATAGCTAGAGTACAAGTTTTCTCTAACTTAATTACAGACCCAACTGATAGAGCAAAGATAGCTATATTTAATAATGATTTTGCGAACAGGATAAAAACCTGGAAAACAAATAATCAACAAGTAAACGACGTATATACATTAGCTGGTAAAATATTTTTTCAAGATTCTTTAGTCAATAAATATAGCGGGTTGTCTACAAACATTACCGACTTATTAAAAGAACTATTGACTGACGAGAATCACGTATTGACAGAAGAAGAAAAAAATACAGTCAGCGCACATTTTGATGGCGTTGCTTGGGTTCTAATACAAAGGAAATGATATGAAGCCAGAAGAATTAAAGTCTGCTTTAAATAGTATATTTTCACCAAATGGATTCATATTGAATGGATTTAATATTAAGTGCAATACGCCACTAGATACTAAAATAGAAAATAAAGACAATAATATTCTTATTACGTTTAATGGCAATACTCCTAAAGCGTCTATAAAAAAGATTATCACACTATCTGTTAATGTTGAGCAAATATGCTTAGAAAATACTGGCGGTTACATAAAGTTTAAATATTTTCCAATTATTAGATTTTCATACGACAAGGTTTTTAATGAATGTGATCAATGTGTAAGTCTTGATCCAATGTATTTAGAAATTGATAATAAGTATGGTAACAAGCAAGATCGTGAAGTCGCAAAGATGTGCTTGAAATTTGCTAATGAGTGGGCTACAATATGTCAATCGTCTGGTGTAGATTTTAGTAACGCTGATATCAAGACGCGAAGAAAACTAAAAAGAGAGTGCTATTCATTCGTAGAAGAAAACGTACATAAAGAACTTGAAAAAGAGTATGGCTCAGTCATACTAACTTGGCTATTTATTTATGTAGTGCTTCCGATGATTATTAAGTGGGTTGTTGCGAAAATTTTAAGTAGATTATATAGTTGAATAAAACATAGGATAAATAATGAATGTAACTAAGCGTAATGGAAATATTGAAATATATAATGTGGAAAAAATTCACAAGGTTGTAGATTGGGCGATTCGCGGCTTAAATAACGTATCTTTGTCAGAAATAGAGATGAATGCTAATCTATCTATCAGAGATGGCATTACTACTAAAGAGATACATCAGATTCTTATTAAGTCAGCAAATGATTTAACATCCCCGCAAAATCCAAATTATCAATATGTGGCATCAAGACTATTGAATATGTCTTTGAGAAAAGATTTGTGGGATAAGTATGATTGCCCACCCCCTCTATATGATCATATTAAAAAAAATATTGACTATGCAGTATATGATGATAGTTTATTAAGCAAGTGGACTAAGGAAGATATAGTCTCAATTGAACAGTGCATTGATCACAATAGAGATTATCTTTTTACATATGCTGGGTTACAACAGTTAATTGACAAATATCTTGTCAAGAATAGAATTACTGGAAAGATTTATGAAACCCCACAGTTTGCTTACGTATGTATAGCAATGGCCCTTTTTGATTCTGTAGACGAAGTTAAAGAGGCATATGAGTGTTTTTCTACATTCAAGATTAACTTACCCACACCAATCATGGCTGGCGTAAGAACAAAGATTAAGCAGTTTGCTAGCTGTGTTTTAGTAGATGTGGAAGACAATCTTGCTTCTATTTTTTCTAGCGTACACGCAGTTGGCAAATATACAGCACGTAGGGCTGGTATAGGTCTAAATATTGGAAGAGTTAGGCCAATCAACTCAGAAATTCGCGGTGGAGAAGTAATACATACTGGATTAATTCCTTATCTAAAAATCTTTGAGTCTACCGTAAAGGCAACAAGTCAGAATGGAATACGCGGCGGTTCAGCCACAGTACACGTTCCATTTTGGCATTATGAAATTGAAGACATTATCGTTCTAAAAAACAATGCGGGAACTGACGATAATAGAGTACGTAAACTAGATTACTCAGTTCAGTTTAATAAATTATTCTATGAACGATTCATCAAAAATGAAGACATTACACTTTTTAGTCCAGAAGAAACGGGCGGTCTTTATAGCTCAATGAATGATAATGAAGACTTTAAAAAGCTATATGAAAAATATGAGAATAGTCGCCAAATCAAAATGAAGAAAAAGATTAATGCTAGAAAATTAGCAGAAATATTTACTAAAGAAAGACTAGAAACTGGGCGTATCTACGTGATGAATATAGATAATGCTAATGAGCATGGGTCTTGGGACGCTCCTGTATACATGAGTAATCTATGTCAAGAAATTATTCATCCAACAAAACCTATTTCATCTATTGATGATAAAGAGGGTGAGATCGGAATCTGTATTTTATCAGCACTCAATCTGTTAGAATTAAATAGTGATGAAAGTATAGAAAATGCTTGCGGTATGGCTGTAAAAATGTTGGAATCCATCATTGATTATCAAGATTATCCAATTTTAGCTGGAGAAAATTTTACTAAGAACCGTAGATCTTTAGGTATTGGAATAACTAACTTTGCTGCTTTTCTAGCTAAAAATAAGCTTAAGTACGATGATGCAGAAACATTAAAATTGACACATAAAACTATGGAAAAAATTCAATGGCATCTACTTAATGAGTCTTGCAAGCTTGCTGAAAAATTAGGACCATGCAGCAAGTTTTCAGAGACAAAGTATTCTCGTGGATTGTTACCAATAGATTGGTACAAAAAAACAGTTGACGAACTAGTGTCTCCAGAGTATACTATGGATTGGGAGGGGCTTAGAGAAAGAATTAAAAAGTTTGGCCTACGTCACTCCACCCTAACTGCTATCATGCCCTGTGAGTCATCCAGCGTCATTCAGAACAGTACAAACGGCATTGAGCCAGTAAGAAGCTTAATGTCGTATAAAAAAGCAAAGAACGGAATATTAAAACAGATAGTACCAAATTATTCTAGTCGTAAAAGCTATTACACGCTAGCTTGGGATATGAAAGATAATAAAGCAATACTTAATATTTGTGCAATTTTACAGAAGTTTGTAGATATGAGTATTAGCGTTAATTTGTATTATAATTATGCACATTATCCAGAAGGGAATATCCCATTGAGTGTATTAATTAAAGATCAGTTGTACGGTTTTAAATATGGAGTCAAAAATTTTTATTACTGTAATACTCCAGACTCTGATGGTGATACAGAAAAAGATATGCACAAGAAAGAAACTTGCGAAGGAGGTTCATGCGCTATATGAAGACTATATTAAATAAAAACAATGTAGATTATACATTACAACCACTCTTCATGGGCGAAGACCTTTCATTACAAAGATACGACAGATTTAAGTATCCAGTTTTCTTCGATCTATACAAGAAGCAACTTGAATTCTTTTGGAGGCCAGAAGAAATTGAGCTTAAGAAAGACAGAAACGACTTCAAAAATGAAGACGTAATGAGTGAAAATGAGAAATTTATTTTTACTTCTAATCTATTGTATCAAACTGCTTTAGATAGCGTTATATGTCGCGGAGTACCAACGTTACTACAGCACGTATCTAATCCAGAATTAGAAGCGTGTATGAACGTGTGGCAATTCTTTGAGCAAATTCACAGCTATAGTTATACATATATCATTAAAAACGTATATAGCAACCCAACAGAAGTTCTAGATAGTTGCTTAATTAATAAAGAGATTTTAAAGAGATCTGAAGTTGCCGTCAGAGAATATAATGCCCTTAGAAATATCGGTTACTCTGGTAAGGAAAGTGATATTAAAAAACAAATATATCTTACATTGATTAGTGTAAACATATTAGAGGCAATAAGATTTTATGTATCATTCATCTGTTCATTTGCTTTCGCTGAAAATAAGAAAATGTCAGGTAATGCAGATATAATAAAGTTAATCAAACGCGACGAGGCTTTGCACTTGTATAATACTCAAGAAATAATTAAAATCTTAAGAACAGTTCCAGAAGAGGGCTTCCTAGAAATCGCACGGGAATGTGAAGAAGAAGCCTGTAAGATGTTTGATTCTGCCGCTAACGAAGAAAAGGCTTGGGCGGCATACTTGTTTAAAGATGGGTCTATCATAGGATTAAACGAAAAAGTTTTATGTGAATATGTTGATTGGCTATGTATGAGTAGACGTAAAAATATAGGATTGCCATATGAAAAGGGAAAGAAAAATCCCATTGCTGGATGGACTGATCCTTGGATGAATAGTGAAGCTGTACAAGTAGCACCACAAGAACATGAGATAACATCATATAAAATTGGCGCAAGCACAAATGATCTTGAACAAATTGATTTAGGAGAATTTTCTTTATGAAATATTCTATTAAAGTAAAATTAGTAGATGTATTAGCTCAAGTACCAAAAAAAGCTCATTGCAATGATGCTGGTTTTGATCTATATTCTACTATTGATATTGTTGTAGAACCAAAACAAAGAAAGACTGTCAATACTGGGATAGCATTACAAATGCCTGACAATATAGCCGGTTTGATATGGCCTAGATCTGGCCTATCTGTTAAACAGGGCATAGATGTTTTAGCTGGAGTAATAGATAGTGGGTATAGAGGAGAGATAATGGTATGTTTATATAATACATCAGACAGCGATGTAGTAATACGTACTGGGGATAGAATCGCTCAGATTATATTCCAAGAGGTTCCTCGTGTAATTATGGAAGTCCATGAATCGTTAGGTTCCTCGCAACGCGGGAGTAACGGCTTTGGCAGCACAAGCACATAACAACAGAAAAAAACGTCAAGAAGAAAAAAAACCTAAACAAAATCAATTAGAAGCTAAGACGGAAAATCAAAAAAAATACATAAGACTAATTGTAGAAAATGATATTATTTTTTGTTCAGGCCCGTCTGGAAGTGGTAAATCTTTTATAGCAGCGGGTCTAGCGGCACAGAAACTACTAAAAGATGAAATAGATACTTTAATTATTACAAGACCATTAGTATGTACGGGTAAAGATATAGGATCATTGCCGGGAGAGCTTGGGGAAAAAATAAAACCATATCTACAACCAATGGAAGAAAATTTAAAATACTTTCTAGGAAGAGATAAATTTGGTTTATATTTTAATCAGCGTAGAATTAGATTTGAACCATTAGAAACTATGAGAGGTTCCACATTTCATAATGCTTATATGATTCTGGATGAAGCTCAGAACTGTACATTGGAACAAATTAAAATGTTTATAACAAGAATGGGACAGGATTCAAAGGTCTTAATAAATGGAGATATCAAACAGACTGATTTATATAGAGATAGTGGGTTAGATTTCTGTATAGAAAGATTATCTCAGGTTCCCGGTGTTGGAATATGTAAATTAGACTATAATGATATACAAAGAAATGGTATACTAGGAGCAGTGTTATACGCCTTGGAGAAGTGATGTTATACGATTATAAGTGTGAAGAATGTGGATATTTTATGGAAGATGTATATCAATCCATAAAGGATGAATGTCTAACAAAATGCCCATCATGTAGCAAAGAAAGCCTCAACAGGGTAATATATGGTGGGCTTGGGTCATTTATGAAAGACACAAAAACTATTGGACAACTTGCAGAAAAAAATTGGCATAAGATGGGATCTTATAAAAGATCAGAAATTGAAGAAAAAAATAAGCCAGCAATAGAAGCTAAAAATAAACAAAAGCTTTTGAGAGAGATTAATAAAATGAGTGCTGCGCAGAAAAAAAAGTTTATAACAACAGGTGAAAAATGAAGTTTATTAATGAATATAATAAGGACGATTTTAAACAAGATATTACAACTATATATTATGATAAGGTTGGTAAAGTCACAAATAATGAAAAAGAATCTTATGCAAAAACTATTTTTACAAATGGAAATACAAAGTATTATCTAACAACTTTTAGAAATATTATATATGATCCATACGGCATAGACTCTCATAGAGAAAATTACTTAGAGTTGAATACTAAAGATGTAGACAGGAAGACATTTGAATTATATACTGCCTACTTGCAAACAAGAAACAGTACATACTTAACTAAAGCGCAAAGGAGTTTTATAAATGGTTAAAAAGGGTCCATTAGGAAAGGTAGAAATATTCTACCTTGAAAAGAATCTAGAACTAGGTTTAAGCTTAGATCAAATTGCTAATGATTTGAATAGAAATTTAAGCACGATTAAAAATTATATAGATAAGCACTACACAAAACCAAGTACTTCAAATCCTTTTAATGTTGGTAGTCAATTTATTAGTCAAAATGGCGCTACAATTATGACAGAAAATGCTTCGACGCTTTCTGATAGTACAAGAAAATTAAATCGTAAACAGCCCCCATGCATAACTAAAATAAAGCGATGAAAACATTTATACATACATATCAAGATTGGTTATCAGAATATAAAAAAGACAAAACTTTAACTTGGTTTAAAGTTACGCTCTCTGATAAGTTAGATTATTACTTTAATAAGTATGAAGATTGGTTTGATATAAAAAAGATTTGTTTAACATATAACTTAAATGTAATTTGTATTGGTTTACAATATAAATCTAATTCTTGCAACGTTGACACAATAGATGCTGATGGGGTATACTTAGTAAGGTCTGCACTTGGCACGATTGGTGAAATGACTAAACAGACTATAACTATAGGTAAATTGTATAACAGTATAGTATATAAGACTATGTGGGTTGTTCCAGAGCTAGTTGAACAATTAAATGATCAAGATAAAGTTGAAAACTGTTTTGAAGAAGCAATCATTTACAATGACAAACAAAAAACCGAAACTATTCAATAAAAAATTTCAAAAAGAATGGTCTGAAGATTACAATTACAAACATATTCATACCGGTGAATATTGCACTTTTGAAGCTTACTTAGCAGAGTTATTAATACTCAGATGGACAGAAGCTTTTAAGATGGATAAACCATCTTATAAATTTTGGACTGTTGGTGATAAATATCACGACATGTTTATGAGGAATATGAAAGCTGCTAAATCTCTAAAGAAAAAATTTGAAGAAAAATTAATACTTGAAGCAATTAAATCTAAACACTTTGATAAAATTTATCACCTTGGACTAAAATGTTATGGCCCAAGAGGTTGGAAGTATAATCAATTGGCAGTGAAGGCAATTGAAAATTACAAAAAGGAAGTTGTAGCAATATCTAAATCTAAAGAAATAGAAAAACAAACTAATACAATAGATATAGTACAAGAAATAACAGACGATAGAGTGCGAAGAACACAATCTATTATTAAACCTAAGTCGATGATTAATAAACTGAGGGATTTATGAAGAAGAAAAAGGATGGCTCTAATAAATTTGGAGAAGATGCAACAACAAGTTCTATACTAAGTAAGTATGGAGATATTGTGCGTAGTGGAACGGAGGTACTAGAGTCTATTAATAATCTTAAGGTTATTAGTATATCTCCAGCTTTAGATATAGCGCTAGGTGGAGGATTGCGTGAAGGATCAGTAGTTGTTATGACGGGCGATCCTAAGAGTGGTAAAACTACTAGTGCTTTACACTTTGCCGCTAAATGTCAAAAACATAATAAAAAGATAATTTATGTAAACACAGAGGGAAGGTTATCCAAACAAAACTTTGAGGGTATAAAAGGTTTGGATTCAGATAAGATACTTATAGTAGAATCTACAGATGATAGAATTTTAACGGCAGAAGATTTTCTAAATATAGTAGAATATTATATTAACAATGATCCTGGATGTTTGATTATTACAGACTCTTTATCTAATATGGTGCCAGCTTGTGAGTTAGAGGGTGAAGTAAGAACAGGTGTAAGAAATGCTTTGCCTAGATTATTATCAATGTTCTTTAAAAGAATTAGCGGTACATTGATGAAGAATCAAACTATATTAATTTGCATCACACATAATATAGCTAATACTGGCGGTTCGCCATATGCACCATCTAAAATGGCAGATTGTGGAAACATGTTGCAATATCAAGCTGGTACTAATATGGTTATAACACACAGGGGGAAGTGGCAAGTTCCTAAAGACACTGGGCCACACGTAGGACAGATTGCAAATTGGAGTATAAAAACTTCTTGTGCTGGTGGTAAACCAAACAGTACGGCTGAAAGCTGGATAAGATATGGTATAGGAATAGATGAAGTACAAGAAATAACACAGATAGCATGTGAATTTAGACTAATCAAAACCTCTGGAGCGTGGTACACTATACAATGTGCCGTAGACAATAAAGACCATGATGTGATTAAAAATATATTATTGACTAATAATATTCAAGATACGCCTGAAGATATAGAAAAATTCTTTAAATTTCAAGGTGCTAATAATCTATATGAATTTTTGACACAAAATGAATCTTTAGCTAGTTTTGTTTATGATAAAATTAAGGAATTATATTGATGAAAGTCACTGGACTTAATGGTAAGATATACTCTTGGAATCTTAACGGGTATGATATTAAAGCAGATGACAATAGAAAAAGGTCTAAATACCATCTTAGGGCTAGAAAACTATTAAAGGAAATATATCATAGTTACAGAATACTAGAGGAAGTAAAATTGCCTGGAAGCACAGCAACTCATAGAAAAGGCGTTCTATATTTAGACTTTTATATACCACAAATAATGAAAGCTATAGAAGTACATGGTCAGCAACATTACGAGTTTTGTAATTTTTTTCATAAGAATCTAGCAGATTTTACAATAGCCAAAGCGAAGGACGAAGATAAAATTGAATGGTGTAATATAAACGGTATAGATATTATAGTTTTAAAATATTCTAATAGCGATGAAGATTGGAGAAAGCAAATTGAAAACAGCTAAAGAAACTATAGAACATTTTTTAAAATCTTTAGACGATTTTATACATCAAACAAATACTAATTTTGCTAACTTCAGAGAAGAATTCTTAATAGTAGCAGATTTATCAGATGAAAAATTAAAACAGTTGACTAAGGAAGAACTATTCGACGCTTCATATATATTATACAGTTATGCTTCATACATACAGGATCAGATTAATAAACAGAAAGTTGTATATGACTTATGTGCAGATCAATTAGAAAAACTAGTTGCTCAACATAGCGAAGAATTTAGCAAATATACTAAGCATGAGGCTAAGATACAGCTTATAATAAATGAAAATGAATACGCGAAATCTATAGACAATTATAAAAATATAGCACACGCTAGATTACAGAGCTTAGATGGTAAAGTTTATGAGCTAAAAAGAAAAGCTGATATACTATTAGAGAAGGGTAAAAGATCATGAATATAAATAAATTTATTGAGACACTAAGTGAAGATCAAATAGAGTCATTAAAAGCCGCACTTCTACAAATAAAATCTAAAGAAGAAGTAGTAGAAAATGATAAAAATGATTTTAGAATGAATAGATCAATAGAGAGTAATCGCAAAAGAAAAGAACCAGTTAAAGCGAAGGGTAATAATTGGGTTGATACTGGAGAAAAAAAAGAAATCACAACACCACATTTTACCCCAGTGGCGAGAACAAGAGAAACCCCAACTAAAATAACAATCAAATGTCACATATGCGGAAGATCAACTGAAGTAGATAGTAGATTTGTGTATGGTGAATTCTACAGATGTAACAATTGTACGGGGTAAACATGGGTAAATTAAATGATATAGGTGCAGAACGTGCCGTATTAGCTGGTATATTACAGCATGGAATAGATGGATATGTGACTATTTCAGACTTAATATCAATAGATACGTTTGATCACTCAAATAATCAAGTCATCTACAAGTGCTTAGAAAGTATCATAAATAATGATCAAAAAATAGATATACCATCTATACTTGCTGCGGCAAAGAATTTAGGATTAGAAGAGACTATTAATACGGAACAAGAATTAAAATATATCAAATCATTAATGATATTTCCAATCAATATAGAAAATATATTACCATTTGCTGCTCAGATTAAGAAGTTTGAATTTGCTAGAAAGATTAGTAAACTAACACAAAAGATTCATCAAGATATAGAAAAAATAGATGGTACTGAAAAAATTTCTGACATAATTAATATTTTAGAAAATCCAGTTACAGACTTTCTAAGAGAAGATGATGGTGGTGAACATCCAGAAAAGATAGGTAGTGATGCAGATAATTATATAAAGTTTTTAGCAGAAAACAAATGCGATATAATAGGAATACCAACAGGATTTAAGCACTATGATGAAGCTATAGGTGGTGGATTAAGAAGAAAGTGCGTTGATTTAGTATCTGCTAGACCAAAGGTTGGAAAATCTGTCTTTGCTGATAATGTAGCTATTAACGTTTCATCTAAAAATATACCAGTATTAGTACTAGATACAGAAATGTCTAAAGAAGATCATTTAAACAGATTAATAGCTAACCTGAGTGGTGTTCCAATAAATGAAATTGCTACTGGTAAATTTGTTGATGATGTAGAAAAGTATAACAAAGTAAAAGAAGCGGTTGAAAAATTATCATCTGTGCCATATAGCTATATAAGCGTAGCTGGTAAACCATTTGAACAGATATTAAATGTAATAAAGCGTTGGGTGACCCAAGAAGTAAAGACAAATGAATATGGACAAACGAATGAGTGTTTAATTATATATGATTATCTAAAGTTGATGTCATCGGAATCAATAAATAATCATATGCAAGAATATCAAGCTTTAGGATTTCAAATTACATCATTGCATAATCTATGCGTCAAACTTGATATACCATGCTTATCATTTGTGCAGCTTAATCGTGATGGTATAACTAAAGAAAGTACGGATGCGGTAAGCGGATCTGACAGATTAATATGGCTATGTACATCTTTTAGTATATTCAAAATAAAATCACCAGAAGAACTTGCAGAAGATGGCCCAAAAGCTGGAAATAGAAAATTAGTAACGGTAGTGACTAGGCATGGTGCTGGGCTAAATGATGGCGATTATATCAATATGCAAATGGATGGTTCACACGCAAAATTGACTGAATTAAAAACAAGAAACGAATTTAAAAATCAACCAGTGGGTGACGCTGGACTAATAGACAAAGACACAATGAAAAAGATTATAAATGAACTTGCAGAATCTGAAGTCTGAACTAAATAATAATATAGAATTAGTTTTACAAAAACTTGACATGGATTATGAAAAGTTTTCAGACAATATATACTCTAACTGTCCAGCGCATGAAGAAAGTGATAATCCAAGAGGATTCTCATTTTCTACTAAGAAATATATTTGGAAATGTTGGACTAGAAATTGTCAGCATGACTTTAGTAATGATGTCTTTGGGTTAATACGTGGAGCATTATCTAAAAAGTGTGGTAAAAATGTTGAATTTAAAGAAGTTTTAAAATGGATAAATACTAATATTAAGCACTTAGGTAATCAAACAATTACCAAACATAAACCAGTTCAAGACAAAGATGAATTTTTTGATATCGTAAAGATATTTTCTAAAAAGAATACATATGTAGAAGATAGTACGCTAAGTTATAATTTTACCGCACCATCCAACTATTTTATTAGTAGAGGATTTGAATCAAAAACACTAGAATACTTTCAGGTTAGTGATTATTCAAAATATGACAATCTAAAAGATAGGGCGGTAATACCGATACATAATCAAGACGGGTCTAGTATTGTGGGATTACTTGGTAGATCTATTAAAGAATATAGAGATCCTAAATTTTTGTTTTATCCTACTGGGTTTAATAAGAATCAATATCTATACAACTACCATAGAGCATATAAGAAAATTTGCGACACTAAGACTATAATCATTACAGAAGGCCAGAGTGATATATGGAGGCTTTTTGAGGCTGGTATAGAAAACGCTGTTGGAATTTTTGGTAAATCTTTTATGGATACGCAAGAAGAAATATTATATAAGTTACCAATAACTAATATAGTAGTTGTTACAGATAACGATCAAGCTGGTAATGAATCTAAAATAGAAATTTTTCGTAAATTTAATCGTAGTTATAATCTAATTTTTCCAACAATAGAGTCTAAAGACATTGGTGATATGACAGTTGATTTAATTAAAAAGGATTTTATTCCACAAATTAAGGGCTTAATATGAAAATAATAGGTATATCTGGAAGAAAACAGTCTGGTAAAAACACAGCGGCTAATTACATAAATGGTGTTATTCTTAAAAATAAGAATATGGTAGAAGATTTCAAAATAAATACTGAAGGTTTATTAGAAATATGTACTAAAGATCAGAATGAAAAAATGGGTTGGGGAATTTTTGATGTGTGTAGGAAGGATAAAGCGTTTATAGAATATGCAGACTATCAACTGTGGCCCTATATTAAAGTGTATCATTTCGCAGATGCTCTTAAAGATATATCTTCATCTTTATTTGGACTTAAGATAGAAAACCTATACGGTACTGATAGACAGAAAAACGCTAAAACAAAATTACAGTGGGAAAATTTGCCAACAAATGAAAATAAAACTGGATATCTAACTCATAGGGAATTTCTTGAATATTTTGGTACTAGTATTGTTCGTAAAATCAAAAATGATGCTTGGGTCAATATAACTATCAATAAAATATTTGCGGAAAACTCTGAACTAGCTATTATTCCAGATATTAGATTCCCGAATGAAGTAAATGCAATAAAAGAAAATGGTGGTATAGTCATAAGATTAACTAGAGATATATGCAAATCTAAAGTCGAGTGCGAACAGGCATTAGACAGAGACAATTTTGATTGGTCACTATTTGATTACGTTATAGATAATGAGAATTTTTCTATTACTGATACGTGTAGAGAACTAGATAAAATAGATTTTATTTGGAAATAACATGCTAGTAACATATATAAGATCATCTAGTTATAACAATTATGACTATTGTCAAATGCAATATTTTATCACCTATGTCCTTGGACATCAATCAATAAGTGGTAAAAAAGCTGACATTGGAACTATAACTCATAAGACTTTAGAGCTATTAGCATCTCTTAAAAAAGTTTATCAAGATAGCAATAACAAAGTAAAAAAATTGTTATTTGTTGATGATGCGATTGGAAAAATTAACATAGATAAAAATGAATTATTTTCAGATGATGTAGTTCAAACTATGTTAGATAAAAGTTTCTCATATTATACAGCTAATTCTCATCATGATTTTACTAAATCTGATAAGGAGCTATGTAAAACTTTAGTGTGGTCAACTTTAAATTTTAATAATGGTCAATTTGATCCAAGAAATAGAGATATAGTTGCAGCAGAGCCTCACTTTGATATACCTATAGAAGAAGATTGGGCAAAATATACTTATACATTACCAGATGGCAAAATTGTAAATGGGCAACTGGCAATAAAGGGTACTATAGATTTAGTAACTAGAGTAGACAAAAAAGTTATAGAAGTGGTAGACTATAAAACAGGACGTAGGTTAGATTGGGCAACGGGCGTAGAAAAAGATTATGAAAAGTTGTGTTCAGATCCACAACTACTACTATATAATTATGCTATTTCTAAATTATTTCCCGAATATGATCAAGCTATTATGTCTATATTCTTTATTAAAGATGGTGGGCCGTTCTCTATGTGTTTTGATAAATCAGATCATGATAAATTTTTAGATATGTTAAGATTAAGATTTAAACAAATACAAGATAATAATAACCCAAAACCTATATCAGAAGATAGAAATAATTGGAAATGTACAAAACTATGCCATTTTTGCAAAAACAATTGGCAAGACACAGATCAAAGTATGTGTATGTATATAGAGAACCACTTAAAAAAGCATGGTATGGAAAAAACTATTGCTAATTGCACAAGAGAAAACTTTAACATAGGCTTTTATGAGGCACCGGGATAAGGAGAAAATATGCCAATTCCTTCGAAAAAAGAAAATGAAGATAAAAATGATTTCATGTCTCGCTGTATGTCAGATGGCACAATGAAAAAAGAATATCCAAATAGTGACCAAAGAACTGCAATTTGCATGTCTAAGGCTACAGAATTTTGTGATAAAATAGAAGCGGTAGACTTTGAGTTTAATTTTAACACATATGGATTTGAAGAAGAAATTACAGAATATAACTTCGAAGTTCCAGCAGAAGCAGATTATGTAGATTTTGGTGAAGAGACAGAAGAGTATGATATTTCTATAGCAAAGCCTGGACTTTGGGAAAATATCCGCAAAAAGAAAGAGCGTGAAGGTAAAAACTATAAGCCTGCAAAACCTGGAGATAAGGACAGACCATCTAAAGAAGCTTGGAAAAAGGCACAATCTGATAGCGGTGGTGAAGGTGGAATGTCTAAATCTCAATTAAAGAAAATAGCTATGCAAGCTACAGAGCTATACAACATGATGACGGATGGCATGGAATTAGAAGCTTGGGTTCAAGATAGTATTTCTAAAGCAGAAACACATATGTCATCGGCATATGATTATATGAAATATACAGATATAAGAGATGTTGAACAGTCATCAGCAGTAGAATATCAAGGAAGAAAAGTAACTTTGAATAAACCTTTTAGAACACCAAAAGGTCCAAAGAAATTTGCTGTTTATGTTAAGAATGAGAAGGGTAATGTAGTTAAAGTAAATTTTGGAAGCCCAGACATGGAAATTAAAAGAGATGATCCAGCGAGGCGTAAAAGTTTTAGAGCGAGACATGGATGCGATGAAAATCCGGGTCCAAAATATAAAGCAAGATACTGGAGTTGCAGGCAGTGGAGAGCAAGCTCACCAGTAGAAGACTAATTGGTTATTTTAGGCGATCCTTCAATTATGTGTATAATAAACTGGAGGATCACCAAAATGAACTATATTTATGGCCTATACAAAAAGAACATAACTTATGCTACTAATACTATAGATGAACATTTATTTTATATAGGAATAGCTAGTAACGAAAAAAATTTATATCACAGAAGCAAAAATCATAAATTAGATAAATCTAATCCATTCAAATTAAATATAATAGCTAAATATGATTTTGAATTAAAAATATTATGGACAACAGAAAATAGTCAAGAATCAAAAGATAGAGAAGAATTCTTAATAAGATGGTTTGGAAAAAAGTCAGAGGGAGGCACATTAACAAATATTTTATCGTCTACATATGATCTTTCTCTATGCCATAGACCAAAAACTGATACAACTAAACAGAAAATATCAAAGGCTTTAAAAAAAATTAACGAGCAAAAAAACGTAAGATTAGCTAATAGAGATAGAAATTTAACTAAACCATATGATGAAATAATAAAATTAATAGAAGATTGGGCTAAAAATCCACTGGAGTCACAGCAAGATTTTGCGAACAGGAACGGAATATCAAGATCGAAGTTAAAAGATTGGATTAGACTGTATAGGCCGCAATATATAGGCTTAACAAAAAGAAGAAAAAGTGAGATATTTAAATCTATTGCAAATAAAGATACAAGAAAAAAACAAGATATAATTAATGAATACTCTCTAAAGTCTGGATTAACTATAAGTCAAAGCAAGGCTATAGTATATAGATTATGGATAAAATGAAGCTTTACAAAGACTGGACTAAGCACCTAAAAGATAATAATATGACTTATTGTGAACATTTAAAGTTTGCGGTAGGTCATGGTCTGGTATGTTTAGAAGCTGGATTGTTACTAATTATTCACGGATTTTTCCCTTGCTTTTTTGAAGAGGCTGGAACATTATTGATTAGAAAACTTAATAAATTTTTTGATCAACTCATGGGATCTAGAAACTGCAATAATGGGCGAACAGAGCTATAATAGTTTGAGCCTAAAGGATCGTTAATGGAAAATCATCTTTTATTTCTTGTCTTGTTAGTTATATTACTAGAGAGTAGTATTGTTGTTTTGTCTTATTATTCTATGAAGTGGAGGCGTCAATCAGAGTTACGCCCCAGCTTTATAAGTTACAAATTTCTTAAAAAGGAGATAGATATGGGTTTAGTTTATGAATTAACCTGTGCCGCACCAGTAGACGCTGATGTAATGGAGCGTAGACTAACAGTGACAGTAAATGGTGTTGTTTTAGGTACTGATGTTTTTAGTAGTGACGTAACAAATTTAGGTGAGCGATCTTTTGTACATGGAGACAGTGTAGTATTATCACTAGTAGACGTTGATGATGTTGGCAATGTGAGTGAACCGGCAGTTGTAACTTTTGTTGCTTCTGATACAATTGCTCCTTCTAGTCCAGCATTAAATGTTCAACTATTAAGAGAAGAGTGATGAAGTTTACTGTGGGGGAGTAAAATCCCCCACATATTTTTATTGAGGTGATATATTGAATTGGTTTCCATTAAACAATTATACGCACTATAGTTTGCTCAAAGGTTTTTCTAAACCTAAAGAATTAGCAAAGATTTGTAAAGATAATGAATATCCGGCTTGTGGCATTACGGATTATAAAACAATATCTGGATGCGTTTCTTTTTACAAGGCTTGCAAAGACGCTGGCATTAAGCCAATATTAGGATGTTCATTCGATGGATATAATTTATACGCAAAAAACAAGGACGGTTGGTATAATCTTATAGAGATAATTTCATCTATAGATGATAATAATAATGTTGATGAGTCTTTAGTAAAAAATATATTGGCTAAAAATAATCTTATATTTCTAAGTCATGATGTTGGTATTCCAACCAGTTTTTATTGTTATAAAGAACAAGCTAGTCTACATAGAATATTGTTATGTTCAGAGCTTAAGACAACTCTTCCAAATCTAAACAAACAGATAAAGAAAAACGAAATATCTATATCTGAAAATAATTATATAATCAAGGGTAAATCATCAAAGTTGTTAGATGACATTTATTATCAATGCGAAGATTATGATATCCTAAATAAGCCAATTCTGCCAAAATTCAAATGCCCAAATAATTTGTCAGAAGAAGAGTATTTGAAAGAGTTATGCAGAAAAGGCTGGAAATCATTACTAATTGATAAGGGGAAAGTGTCTGACGAAGTAAACAAGCAGAAGTATCTAGATAGATTTAAAGAAGAGTTTGACGTAATCAAAAATGCTAATTTGTTTGGTTATTTTTTGATAGTGCAAGATATCATTAAATACGTGAACGACTCTGGATGGATGAGCGGGCCGGGAAGGGGATGTTTTCTACCAGATACTAGAGTTAAAATGTCAAGCGGCTTAATGAAAAATATATCCGATATAAAAATTGGAGATAAAGTTGTAGATTGTGAAGGTAAAGAGCAAAGAGTTTACGACACTCTAATCTATGATGTTGAAGAAGAAATTTTAGAATTATGGTTTGGCAAAATTGTCATAAGATGCACAAAAGATCATAAATTTCTAACTACTAATAGGGGATGGGTGGAGGCTCAATATTTAACAGAAAAAGACGATATTTTAGAAGTGTAAAAGGATGATCCAGTAAGAAAATTTTATAAAACCGCTAGGAAAGTTCATAATGAAACTTACAAAAAAGAAAGTAATTAAGTACAAAGGTAAAGTACACGACATTTCTGTAGAGAATAGCCATACTTACAATGTAGAAGGTTTAGGTGTACATAACTCAGCAGCTGGATGTCTAATATCATATTTAATTGGAATTACACAAATAGACCCAATTGAATTTGATCTTTTGTTTGCAAGATTTTATAACGCCGGTAGAAATACAGAAGATCATATATCCTTACCAGATATAGATATGGACGTTCCAGCTAATCATAGAGATGATGTCATCAAATATCTTAAAGATAAATATGGTCACGATAAGGTTAGTCAGATGATTACATTTGGTAGACTTCAAGGAAGGAGTGCTATCAAAGAAGTATTGAGAGTAAATGAAGCTTGCTCTTTTGCAGAAATGAACGCAATAACAAAAATTATACCAAATGAAGCAGAAATATCAGACCAGTTAGCAGAAATGGATGACGATGATAGATCTATTATTAGATGGGCATTAATAAATAACGCAGACGAGCTTCAAGATTTTTGCAGAATAAATGATGATGGATCATTAGATGGAGACTATGCTGAATACTTTGAACAGGCAATTAAGTTAGAAGGTACGTTTAAAACTCAAGGTAAACACGCTGCTGGTGTTGTTATATCTAAAGAACCATTACACAAAGTATGCCCAATGGTTAAGCAGAAAGGTTCATCAGAAAAAATTGCAGGATTAGAAATGACAGATCTAGAAGCGTTAGGTCATGTTAAATTTGATGTTTTAGGTTTAACTTTACTTGATAAAATAATGAAGATACAGGAAACTGTAAAGGTATAACCAGTTCCAAAGTCTTTTTGTGTATATTATCTTGGAACGGAAGTTACGCGGAGAAAAATTATGGCAACTAAAAGAAATAAAGATAATGGCAGATTCATTCCAGACAGGAAATATGCACAAGATATCGATCATGAATATGTCATAAAGGCATATGGTGATGGAAAGAGCGCTTTACAAATTGCTAATGAGGTAAATTCATATCCAAGAAAAATTAGAAAAATATTAGCAGCAAATGGGATAGAATTTAGAAAAAAACGCTGTTATTTAAGCGGTATCAAAAATCCAAGATTTACTGGCTATGAGGATATGCAGGGGACATTTTTATCATCTATAAAAGCCGGGGCCAAAAGCCGAGGATTAGAATTTCTTGTAACCAAAGAGTATATTTGGAATCTTTTTATTGCCCAAGAAAGAAAGTGCAAATATACCGGGTTGCCAATATTTTTTTCGCGTAATAATTTAGAACACGCAATGGGACATGGGACAGCATCATTAGATAGAATTGACCCATCCAAGGGGTATGTAGAAGGAAATGTACAATGGGTACACAAAAGAGTTAATATAATGAAAGGCAATATGTTAGAGCAAGAGTTTCTAGATTTTTGCGAGGCAATAGTTAAGCAAAATAAGGATCAAAGAATTTTTAAGACGTTGTATAGTTCTACGCCACACAAGGAGCATATTCATGGCAAATCGTGATTTTATTGTGTTTGACTGGGAGACAGGATCAAGAAACCCCCACAAGACGCAGCCTACTCAAATTGCTGCTATAGCTTTAGACGGTAGAAATTTATCAGTAAAGGGAACATTTAATAGTGAAATTAAACCTATATTAGATGATGATCAAGCTATTAGTGCTGGACTAGATCCAATAGAGGATGGTGCTTTAAAAATAACTGGAAAGTCTAGAGAAAAACTAGAAGAAGCACCATGCTTAAAATCAGTATGGGCAAAATTTACAAAGTTTGTAGACCAATATAATTGGAAGGGTGAACCGTTTTTTAACCCAATACCAGTTGGATATAACATTATAGGTTTTGATCTAATCATTATTGATAGACTGTGTAGAGAATTTGGACCTTGGGATAAAACAAAAGATCATCAAAAATTGTTTAGCAAAGTTTATAAAGTAGATCTTATGGATAATATTTTTATGTGGACAGAAGCAGATCCAAGTGTTAAGTCTATAAGTATGGATTCACTAAGAGAAAAAATGGGATTAAGCTTAGATAATGCACATGATGCTCTACAAGACGTTAAAGATACCGCCAACATATTTATCAAGTTACTAAAAACCCATAGGGCTGTATATCAAAATATTGAATTTGATAAAGCTTTTGCTAATGGTAATCTATATGTCAAGTAAAATTTGTATTTATTGCAAAGAAGAAAAATCGCTAAATCAATTTCCAAAACACAATATGTACAAAGATAAATTAGACATGAGATGTAGACAGTGCATAAAAGAACACTCATTAATAAGAAGAGAGTTACATAAGCAGGCACCAAATAAACCCAGCGTGTGCGAGTGTTGTAAAAAAATACCATTAAAGTGGTGTTTAGATCATGATCACTCAAATAATAAATTTAGGGGTTGGTTGTGTGAGCGTTGCAATACTGGGCTTGGAAAACTTGGAGATAATATAGACGGTATCGTTAAAGCTTTAAATTACTTATTAGAAAAAAACAATGGACTATAAAGATATAGATACTTGGAAATTATTTGCAGAAGGAAGAACTAAGGGTATATTTCAGCTAGAAAGTAACCTTGGTAAGTCTTGGTCTAAAAAAGTTGCTCCAACTAACTTAGAAGAACTATCAGCACTTATTGCTATTATTAGGCCGGGAACTTTAAAATCTATGTTAGATGGTAAGTCTATGACTCAACACTACGTAGATAGAAAACACGGTAGAGAAGAAGTAACCTATTTACACCCATCGCTTGAGGATATACTTAAACCAACTTATGGTGTTTTAGTTTATCAAGAACAGTCTATGCGCATTGCTGAGAAAATAGCTGGTTTCAATCTACAAGAAGCTGACATTCTTCGTAAAGCGATTGGAAAAAAGAAGGCTGACCTCATGAATGAAGTCAAAAAATCATTTATAGCTGGAGCAGAGCGCGTTGGAATCGTTACTAAGGAAGAGGCAGAGCAAATTTTTGGATGGATTGAAAAATCTTCAAGGTACGCTTTCAATAAATCTCATAGTGTTTCATATGCAGCTTGCTCTTATCTAAGCGCATATTATAAAACCCATAACACAAAAGAGTTTTTTTTATCTTATTTATATTACGCTAATGAAAAGCAAGACCCACACCAAGAAATATATGAACTTATTTCCGAAGCAAAGCTATTTGATATACAAGTAACAACTCCTAGCTTAAAGAACTTTAAGGAGAAATTTAATATTCAAGGTGGGAAGATATATTTTGGTATAAAAGATATAAAATCACTTACCGGAAAGACAGGCGAAGCTGTAATAGAAGCAATTAAAGAAATAGAAAAAGAACAAAATAAAAAGATAACACAATTTACTTGGCTAGAAATACTTCTATATTTAAGTAGTAGAATAAACTCGACGGCTTTTAAGGCTTTAGCTTCTATAGGATTCTTTAGAGATTTTAATGGATCTATTAGTAGAACAAGGGCTTTATATGAATATGAAATTTTTAAAACATTGACACTAGCTGAACAAAAATGGCTGACAGAAGAGTATAATACATTGCAATGGACTAATTTATTACAGGCATTAAGATCTTTAGCGCCGACAAAAAAACTTGGTGGTGGAACTAGTAAAAAGGAAAGACAGCAAATTGTTGAAAATGAAATACAGTTACTTCTTAATCCACCATATAGTTTAGAAGATAGCACAAAATGGATAATAGATCAAGAAATCAAATTTTTAGGTTGTCCAATAACATTTACTAAAGTAGAAACTGCTGATACTTCTTTAGCAAATACTACGTGTAAAGAAGTAGCTAACGGTAAAAAGGGCAATAATATTTGCATAGTAGCTAACATAAAAGAAATATCAGAATATACTATTAAAAATGGAGAATCTAAAGGACAAAAGATGGCATTTTTGACTATTGAAGATGACACATGTATATTAGATAATGTTGTAGCTTTTCCATCCATTAAAGAAAAATACAAATATATATTATATGAAGGCAATAATTTAGTTCTTTGTTGTAATTCTAAGGGTAAAAACGATTCTTTAATCATTGAAAAAATTATGGAGACATAGAATGAATTCTTGTTTATTTACGGGTTATCTGACAGAAGACCCTTTAATTAGTAAAATGGATGGTGTAACATTGGCAGAGTTTATATTAGTAGTCTACTCTTATAGGAAGACTAAGAGTACTGGAGAAAAAACAAAAATAGCTACTCACATATATTGTGAGGCTTGGCATACTGGCGCTGAAACTATTGCCAAATTTGCTAAAAAAGGCACAAAAATAACTATTAATGCGAGTGCTAGACAAGTAGAAAAAAATGATGACAGAATAGTATTTAGAATTAACGAATTTGATATTTGCAATCTAGAAAATAGAGATTAATAATATGAGAAAAAAAAGAATTTTATTTTGCAGTGAAGCTACATTTTTAAATACTGGATATGCAACATACACAAGAGAAATATTAAATTATCTACATAGTACTAATAAGTATGAATTAGCAGAATTAGCAGCTTATGGTCATAGGCACGACCAAAGAGGTAGTAATCTACCTTGGAAATATTATGGAGTAGCTCCAGACGATAAATGCTCCAAGGAAGAACACGAAGCTTATAATTCAATACCAACCAATCAATTTGGTGAATTTATATTCAACGATGTTTGTCTTGATTTTAAGCCAGACGTTGTATGCGATATTAGAGATTTTTGGATGTTAGATTTTGCTGAAAGGTCGCCATTTAGAAAATTCTTTAAGTGGGCAATAATGCCAACGGTAGATGCAGCACCACAAGCAAGACAATGGATTGCTACATACGCAAACGCTGATGCGTGTTTTACATACTCTGATTGGGCTGGAAGGGTATTAATTGATCAATCCGGCGGCAAGATTAATTATCTAGGTAGTGCGCCACCATCTGCCGATTCTGCTTATCAGCCTATAGAAAATAAAGAAGCACTAAGGCAAAGTCTAGGTATTGATATCAATGCTAATATAGTAGGAACAGTTATGAGAAATCAAAGGAGAAAATTATATCCAGATTTATTCATAGCTTTTAAAAAACTATTAAACTTAGTACCTAATCCAGAAAAATATTTTTTATATTGTCACACAAGCTATCCAGACTTGGGTTGGGACTTACCAGAATTAATACAAGAACACGATTTAGCAAGCAAAGTTTACTTCACATATATGAAGT